GCAACCACAGCCACATTTAGCGAACATTACTTCTTTCCCTTCTTTTTCTTGTCAGCGTCTCGTTGCTCCGAGAGGGCAATTGCGATAGCCTGCTTCTTACTGGTAACGACGGGTCCCTTTTTGGACCCCGAGTGCAGGGAACCTTCCTTGTACTCGTGCATTACTTTTTCAACTTTTTTCTTAGATGCCATCCCCCCAGTATAGCCTTGCGAGAGGCCGCTGGTTGTGCTTAAATGATGTCCCCCTATGGAGGTACCAGATGACCACTAAACGCCCCTCTAATCGCTTCTCAGGCCCCTTTCTGGCCATTCCACGGTGGGTGCTGGAATACCTCCATGACGACGGCACCACGGCGCTGGTCCTTTTGAACCTCATGGCGTACCTTGACTCCGAGCAGCACGTCTGGGCAAGTTACAACACCCTTGCCAAAAACACGGGGTTGAGCCGAAGCACGGTCATGAGGGCAGTACAGAAACTGTGTGAGTTTGGGGTGCTGGTCAAGACCCGACAGTCCAAGAATGGGCGCAATGCCCCCAACTCCTACACGGTCAATTTCAACAACCCGAAGACGTTTGTATTGCCAGGTGGTGTCACCCATGACACCATAGGGGTGGTAGCACCCGTGACACCAGGTAGTAGCACCCGTGACACCACTAGTGGTAGCACCCGTGACACCACTAACAAGAGTAAAGAACAAGAAGAAAAGAACAAGAGGGGGAGAGGGATGTCTAGAGTGGATTCCAGGTTGTTCTCATGAACCGCTTTCCTGACGACTGGGGGTCGGCACTTGGCGAGGATGGACCCAAGCCACCAGCACCCAAGAAGAAGCCCAAGCAAGAGTCACTGACTGGTTTGGTGTACCACTTCAGCAACAGTCTTCCCGTGGAGTCCATGAACCGCCTGAGTTCCCCCGTCAATGGTCCAGCCATGATGAAGGCGTTCAAGAAATTGTTGGCAGAGGGGTTTACACACGGCGAGATTCGTGGCATGATTGATGACTTCTCCAGCAGGTTAAAAGCGAAACCACTCAAGCCTGAGGTTCTCCCTTGGCGAGCATTCCTTGGTGACTTGGATTCATTGGCAAGCGCACAGCGCACCGCCAACCCGCAGGAGGATTACGGAACGTGGGGCGTTGACTCACGGCTTTTGGAGGACTAATGGCTGAATGGAAATCTGACCGCTACTGGCGCAACCGTCCCAAGGACGAGCGCATCAAGAATGCTCGTGTTCCTGCACGGTACGCCTCCAGCAACTTTGACACTTACCAAGTTGACCTTGGTGACGAAGCCTCCTACAAGGGCATGAAGGCATGGGCAGGGAAAGCAAGTGAGCATGTTCCCCGTGGTATGGGCGTGTACCTGTTCGGTCCTACTGGTACAGGTAAGACTCACTTGATTCAGTCAGCCCTGACCCAAGCCATCTCGGACAACTTGTTCTCGGGCATCTTCATCACAGCAGACCGCTACCTTGACATGGTGTACGACGAACTCCGCAATGACGGTGAACTGTCGGATGGTTACTCTGACCCAAACCTCCTCATGTACATGCGCCGTACATTTGACATCCTTGTGCTTGATGCTCTTGGCTCAGAGCGTTCTACTACAGAGTTTGCAAGGAGTGCCTTGATTGCTCTGCTGGACAATCGTTACGAGGAAAAGAAGACGACCCTCATTACAACAACTCTTACGCCTACGAGCCTTGCCTCTCGCTACGGCACTCACCTTGCCTCCATCATCCAAGACAGCAGTTTCATGATTGAGACAGCAGGGCGTGACTACAGGACACGTTCAAATGCAGGGAAATGACATCGCAGTAACTGCCGACATCGGACAAGGTGTCATCTTTGAAGGTTTGCTCGCAACTCCGCCACAGAAGCGTTTCTTCAAACGGCAAGACGATGACTGGAACAAAGAACTCCGTAAATGGAAAGCAAACGAACTTCCATTGAAAGCATTGATTGACACAGCGGACAGACTGGGTGTTGATACGGAGGTGTACCATTTTCTTGGTGATGACGCAACCGCCGCAGTGGACACATGGTTGGTTCGCAAGGGGATTTCTCTCCCCGTATACGGCTACTCAAGCGTTGAAGAACTTGCCTATGACTTGCGCTTCAAGAGGTCGGTGCGTACAATCTACGTTCCCACACAGGAGCAGGCACAAGTCATTGGGATACGTGCAACCGTGGTTGATTCACAGAAAGCGTGGACGCTGTAATGGCTAGTGCCGAACACTTGCTCATTAGCAAGATTATCCAGTCAGGGTCAGTTGCTGAGGTCGTCAACTCAGGCATCAAGCCGAACCACTTCAGCCCCAGTTTCGGAAACACCTACATGTGGATTCTGGACTACTGGCGAGAGCATAACGCCGTCCCGACAGCCCGTGCGTTCAAGAACGAGTTTGCGGACATGATGCTGATGGATGCATCTGCTGAACCGTTCTCTGCGTTGATTGATGAAATCTATGAGGGCTACAAGCGTGAGCATCTCATCCAGTCAATTGCTGCTGCAATGCCAGCACTTAACAATAACTTGGTTGAAGAGGCTTACAAGGAGTTGTCGGCTGGATTGCAGAGGGCATCCACGGAGACAGCACATCTTCGTGACGTTGACCTGATTCAGTCTTGGGAAGAACGTCTTGCTCGTTACGAGGAGATGCGTAGCACTCCCAACAGCCTGCGTGGTATCCCTACAGGGTTCATCGGTCTTGACCGCATCACCGCAGGTCTTCGCCCACAGCAGTTGGTCACCTTCGTTGGTGAAGCCAAGAAAGGTAAGTCGCTCATGACGCTGGTCATGGCTAGCGCCGCCCACATGCACGGTGTCACGCCGATGTACGTCTCATTTGAAATGAGTATTGAGGAACAGGCTGCTCGTTATGACGCACTGTTGTCAGGTGTCTCCCACACACGCATCCTTCGTGGTGACATGTCTGTTCGTGACATGGAGAAACTTCAGAAGGCTCTGCGCCTACAGAAGAACATGCACCCGTTCATCATGACGGAAGATGCGTCTTCTTTGACCACTGTCAGTGCTATCACTGGCAAGGTTCAGCAGTACCGCCCGAACATTCTCTTTGTTGACGGTGTGTACTTGATGGATGATGAGCACGGAGAACCCAAGGGAAGTCCACAGGCAATTACCAACATCACTCGTGCCTTGAAGCGTCTTGCACAGCGTTTTGACATTCCGATTGTCATCACGACTCAGGTGCTGTCATGGAAGTTGAACAACAAGAAGACACGACAGGTGACATCAGATGCCATCGGTTATTCATCTTCATTCGTTCAGGACTCCGACTTGGTGCTGGGTGTTGAGTCTGACCCTGACATTGACGACCAGGCAATCATCAGAGTTCTTGCGGCCCGTACCGCACCAAAGGGCGAGGTACATATCAAGTGGGATTGGGACAACATGAACTTCACGGAGGTGGATGAGGATGACAGTAGTGGAAACTGGTACTACTAACATCGTTGATGTTCTCACGTCTATTGGCGTGGAGATTACTCGTGTAGGCGAGCGTGAAATCAATGGGCGTTGTCCCGTTCATGTTTCCCGTACGGGCAAGGCAGACAAGTCTCCATCGTGGTCTATGAACGCAACCACTGGCGCATGGCTCTGTTTTTCATGTGGTGCCCGTGGCTCGTTGATGGGGTTGGTTCACGACCTCACAGGTTCTGACCAACTCGCTTATGACTTCTACGCAACGATTGCCACGGTAGGACTTGAACGCCTCACTAACCCTGTCGTTGCTCCTAAGATTTCAGTTGACTGGGTCGCCTACGGAAAGTTTGCAGAAGTTCCCGATGAGGAACTAGAGAAGCGTTCTATTACACGCCATGCCGCTACCATTCACGGTATTAAGTGGGACACCAAGAATGATTGTTGGGTCATCCCCGTGGTTGACAAAGACCGCAATCTGATTGGCTGGCAGTCAAAGAAGAAGGACTGGGTACGCAACTATCCAGTGGGTATCAAAAAGTCGGTCACTCTCTTTGGGCTTGAACGGTTCAAGGGTGGTACAGCCATCCTCTTGGAGTCTCCGCTTGACGTTGTGCGCCTCACCTCTGCACAGGAACCTATTCAGGGTCTCGCCAGTTTTGGTTCAGCAATCAGTACAACACAGATAAGTTTGCTGGAGGAACATGTTGACCGTTTGATTGTTGCAATGGACAACGATGAAGCAGGCTTGGCATCTGCCAAGAAACTATTTGAGTCTTTGCCACGCTTTCGTGGAGGCACCCTTTGGCTAAACTATAGGGAAACAAACGCAAAAGACATTGGCGACATGACAAACGACGAAATCCACACAGCAATTGAAACTTCCACAGCACTGCCAGGATGGTTGATGTGAGTTTCACAGGAACCCTTTATCCTTTCCAACAAGAGGCACGGGACAAGATGGTAGACCGTGGTCAGGTTCTTCTTGCGATGGTCATGGGTGCTGGTAAGACCCCTACAACCTTGTCTGCCGTGGAGCAACTCTTTGACAATGGTGAGATTGACCACGTGGCTGTTGTGGTTCCATCCAGCCTCAAATACCAGTGGCTCCGTGAAATCAACAAGTTCACAACGTCAAAGGCAATCGTCATTGATGGAACCCCCAAGGAACGAGAAACCCTGTGGAGGCTTGCACGTTCTTCGCAGTATGTGATTGTCAATCCTGAGATGCTAATCAATGATGAATCTTTATTCAAGAAGATGAATTTTAATGCAATGGTGATTGATGAGGCCACCATCATCAAGTCGTTCAGTGCCAAGCGTTCTAAGTTGCTCAAGCGTCTGGGAAAGACCTGTCAATACCGCTTTGCCCTCACGGGTCAGCCAATTGAGAACCGACCCGAGGAACTCTTCTCTATCATGCAGTTTGTTGACCCTAACATCCTGGGACGCTTTGACATCTTTGACAACACGTTCATTGTTCGTGACCACTATGGCAAACCCGTGCGTTACAGAAACTTGCAACAACTGTACAAGACCATTTCCGAGTCAATGGTGCGCCGTACCCGTGAGGACATTCAGGACCAGTTGCCCAAGGTGATTACCCAAGTCATCCCAGTTCAATTTGACAACGCTGGGGCATCTGCTTATCGCATGATTGCTGCTGACCTCCTGTCTGAGTTGCAGAATGCTATTGCAAACCACGGCAAAGGTTTTGACTTGTGGGCGCATTACAACACAGGGTCAGGTGGTGAGGCTCAAGGACAGATTATGTCTCGTCTCACTGTTCTCCGCATGCTGTGCGACAATCCACAACTAGTCTTTGACTCTGCTGAGAACTACCTGGACCCGACCACCAGCGATGGGAGTGAGTACGCCACTCACGTTCTTGCCCACGGTTGGTTGGCAAAGAGTGCCAAGACCCCCAAACTAGACGCAGTTATTTCGTACATTGAGGAAGTGCTTAATGAAGACCCAACTAACAAAGTGGTTATTTTCTCGTTCTTTAAGAAGAACCTACGGCTTATCCAAGAGGCAACTAAGGGACTTACAAAAAGCGTACTCTTCATGGGTGGTATGGACGCAAGCGAGCGAGACGTTGCCAAACAAAAGTTCCAAACCGAAAGTGATGTTCGGCTCTTTCTATCGTCTGATGCGGGTGGATATGGGGTGGACTTACCACAAGCCAATTACCTTATATCTTACGACCTGCCTTGGTCTGCTGGAAAACTGGACCAACGAGAAGCCCGTATTATCCGTCTGTCGTCAACGCATCCGCACGTTACAGTGGTCTCCTTTGTCATGAAAGGTTCCATTGAGGAACGGCAATACGAGATGCTCCAGCAAAAGCGTGGAATCAACGGCGCATTCATTGACAAGGGCTACGATACGCATGGTAAGTTTGAACTCAACGTCGGTACTTTGACCGACTTCATGGCTAACTCAGAGGTCTAAAATGGAAAAGCCCGACGATTACTACGAGCGACTCGCAGAAGAATACAAAAAGACAAAAGAAGCAATTGAGATGTTGACCAAGCGTCAGAATGATTTCAAGGCCGAACTCATCCAGGCAATCAAGGAAAAGGGTTACGAGGATGACAAGGGTCATCTTTGGTACAAGGCAGGGTTACACGAACTCAAGTACGAGCGTCGTGTCAGCCGTACTTTTGATATTGCTTCTGCGGAGCAATGGGCACGGGATAACGAATTGTGGGACCGTCTCAAGATGGTTGTTGAGCAACTTGATGAGGATGCTCTCCTTGCCCTTGCTTGGGAAGATGAGAACATCGCAGACATGGTGTCAGGTTTCTATGGCGAGAAGGAAACGTGGGCTTTTAAAGCATGAAAGACCCGTTGGACTTTTTTGATGACTTGCCAAAATTTCCTGGCAAGACACCGCCCAAAAACCAACTTGTTGTTGATTCGGTTGCCACTCATGGTTTTGACCGATACAATGGCGCTAAGTCTAAGGTCTACATCATCAACGGTGTAGCCCAGCAGTTTTTCACAATCGGAGAGTTTGCTAGAGCGTTAGGTCGCAAGGCAGGTACCATCCGAATGTGGGAACACCGTGGAATCTTGCCCAAGGCAAACTTCCGCACACCACCGCCCAAGGGTCCTCAGTTGCCAGACAAGGAATCCAAAGGCAGAAGGCTTTACAGCCTTGCTCAACTTGACTTTGTCATAGATACTGTGGAAAGATACAGACTTGACGAACCACTGAACGCTCAGTGGGAGTCAGCAAAAGAGCACATCAAACAACACTGGCCAAGATAGAAAGTAAAGTCATGAATCACGATTTTGACGATGAAGCAGAAATCCCCACAGCAACAGCATCACCTGCTGCTCGCCGTATCATCCGTTCAGGGTGGGAAGGCGTGTCGGCAGTCAAGGATGCAGACTCCCCGTTTGCAACCCGTCTTCGCATTGAGGACGAGCCGATTCTTATCAAGTTCCTCAGTGATGAGCCGTACGCATCGTGGCGACAGCACTGGGTTGAGCGTCAGGGACAGAAGTCCTTCGTCTGCATCAGCGAGTTTGATGCCTGCCCTCTGTGTGATGCTGGCAACCGTGCCTCCATCCGCATCGCCTTCAACGTGGTTCTCCTTGCCAGCGATGGCAACCATGCCCTCCGTTCCTACGAGGTCGGACCTCGTGTCATTGACCAGTTGAAGAACTTCCACAACGACCCTCGTACGGGTCCACTCTCCAAGCACTACTGGGCAGTCAGCAAGACTGGCAAGGGCGCAACCAGCGCAACTGCACACCAGTTGGTCCGTGAGCGTGACCTTGAAGAGTGGGCAATCCAGCCCCTGTCGGAGGGTGACCTCGGCTACTGGTCGGAGAAGGCATACACTGCCGACATCATTCAGATTCCGTCCCGCAAGGACCTTGCTGACGTAGCCGCAGAAGAGCAGTAATGGCTGGGGGACATGCTCCCCACGTCATCACAAGTCTTGACGAACTTGCCGACGCTGTGGAGATTATTCGCAGCGTCGGCATGTTTGCATTTGACGTGGAAACTCGTGGTGTTATTGAAAGGCACCCCGACATGGAAGAGCACATGGTTAATGAGTGGAAGGAACATCTCTCCACTCTGAAGAACCCAAGCCCTGAGATTGCGGCTCGTGCCCGTGAGAACTTTGAGGCACAGTACAGAAAGTCTCTTGCGCTTGACCCTCTGAGGAATGAAGTCTTTTGGCTGGGTCTCGCAACCGCAGGACACTCATGGGCAATCCCTATGGGTCACAAGCGTGGTGTCATTCTGACTCCTGAAGAAGTTGGAGATGGTACGACCACTCCTCCTGAGGGTTACCGTAAGAAGTTGAAGAACGGGCAAGAGTCAATGGCAAAAGCCAAGTATGTGATTCCTGCGGTGTACGCTGACCCTCCAGCACAACTTGCAAAGGGTGACGTATTCGCAGCCCTTGAACCCCTGTTCTTTGACGAGGCTCTTGTCAAGATTGGGCAGAACGTAAAGTTTGATGCTCGTTCCATCAGCAAGTATTACGGGCGCATTCCTGTTGGTCCCTACGCAGACACAATGTTGATGCAACATCTTGTGGACGAGAACCTCATGTCTTATTCGCTTGAGCAAATCATTATGCGTAATTACGACAAGCATGATGCCTACGCCCGTGATGGAAAGTTGGGCAAGGTCATTGACGAGGTTCCCTTTGACAAGGCTGTCAGGTACGTCCACCTTGACGTTCGGTGGACATGGCTACTGCATCAACGCCTGTGGCCCAAGATTACTGGTCACGAGGGGTTGTTGCGGTGCTTCTATCAAGATGCCCAGGTTCTTGAGACTCTCATGGAGATGGAGAACAATGGCATTCCTGTCAACGAGAGAATGCTTGTTCGTCTTGGTAAGGAACTTGACGAAAAGTTGAGGACCATCCTCATCAACCTTTCCGACTACACGCCGCTTGGTTTTAACCCTGACTCAACCAAGCACAAGCAAGCCTTCCTGTTCAATAAGAAGCGTGAGGGTGGATTGGCATTGAAGCCTTACAAGACCACCAACACTGGACAACCTTCTGTTGACGAGGAAAGCCTGCGCCACCTAGAGCACAAGCATCCAGCCCTGACAATGTTGCTGGAGTGGGCGGAGACAAAGAAACTCAAGTCCACCTATGTGGAGGGTCTCATCCCCAAGTTGAACAAGGGACGGTTGCACCCTTCGTTCCATCTTCACCGCACTACTACGGGTCGCCTGTCATCTTCTGACCCCAACCTTCAGAATATCCCCCGTGAGTCAAGCATCCGTAGCCTGTTTGAGGCTCCTGAGGGGTATGAAATGCTGGTGGCTGACTACGACCAGATTGAACTCCGTGTTATGGCAATGTTCTCGCAGGACAAGGAACTCCTCCATGTGTTCAACAACAACATTGACATTCACACTGGAGCCGCCGCCCTGCTCTTTGGAAAGTCCGTAGATGAGGTGACCAGTGAAGAACGTCAGATTGGTAAGGGCGTTAACTTCCTGACCGCCTACGGTGGTGGCGCAGGGAAACTTGCCCGTACTACTGGCATTGAGTTTGAACAGGCTCAAGAGATGATTGACCGCTACTACCGTCAGTTCTCAGGACTCACCCAGTGGAAGCGTGATGTTATTTCGTTTGGCAGGAAGTATGGATACGTTGAAACCATTGCTGGGCGCAGGCGCAGGCTCCCTGACCTCAAGTCTCTCAACACAGAGTTGAAGTCACGGGCTGAACGGCAGGCAGTCAATGCTGTTGTACAAGGTTCCGCTGCCGACCTCTGTAAGCAAGCCATGATTGACATCAGCCGAGAGTTCAAGGACAAGAACCTTCAGATGCTGGTACAGGTACATGACGAACTGGTGGCCATTGCCCCCGTAGACCTCGTAGATTCATATATGCCCTCATTTGTCCAGGCGATGGGCGATGGGCGGATTATTGATAATGTACCCCTACGAGTTTCATGCCATTCGGCATACACATGGGCGGAGGCCAAGGGTAAATGAGCAAGATTGACAAAAGAATGTTCTACCTCATGCTCTCGGCTATTGAGGGTCAAGACTTCGCCAAGGCTATGGGGTTCTCACCCCCATCCCAGGATGTTATTGAAGTTGAAACAGAAGAAATCTTGACAAGGTGGGCAGTCTTCCTGCATTATGGGTTACTTAAAGAGATTGATGAGGCATCTAAGTGGTTTGCGGACTTTCTAAAGAAAACAGACAGAATCAACTCAGACATTGACGACTTCAAGTCTATTCTGACGGTTTATGGCGTTGCCTTGTTAAATAAGATAATGGAATCAGAAAAATTAGCATTTGTAGTAGGTGATGAAGATGAGT